TTGTTTGCTAGAATGATGCACATGATTAGCAACCAAGGTCTGCCAGTACAACATGCTTTGATTAGCTCAATCCTGATGCAAGATATTATTTCAGGTTCTGAATTTGTACAGGTATTTGACCCTGTTACAAAATGGGAAGTTCTGCAAACTGGTGAAATGGGTTCACTTTATAACATTCAGATTACTTCTGATGCTCCTCGCAGTGCTAATCTGCGTGTACTTGAACCTGGTGATATTTACATGATTTCCACTCCTGAGTTCCATGGCGTGTTACATACTCGCCCGGTGGTTACTGAACCTATTAACGGTTATAACCGTGGTCGTTCTACCCGCGGTTGGTTTGTGGATCAAATCACCTCAATGATGATTGGTAACAACAAGTCTGTTGCCAAGGGCAAACGTCTTGGTAACTAATTAGGAGGAAGTAAATTATGAAAATTAAAAAAGCAACTCTGCGTTCTGCTTCTTTGTTAGCTCGTGCTTATGCTTACGCTATGCAAGGCAATGCTGAAGAAGCTGGCGAACTGATGGTTGAAGCTGTACAAGACGGTAATTTAGATGCCATTATGCATGGCATTGCTACTTCAATGGGTATGTCTGATGAAGCTGAATATGAAGATATGGAAGCTTCAGATGCTGAAGACATCGAAGTAGATGAAGATGTTACCGAAGATGACGAAGTAGTAGACGAAGATGAAGAAGACGTTGAAGATGAAGAAGTAGACGAAGAAGACGTTGAAGATGAAGAAGTAGCAGATGAAGATGAAGAAGACGAAGAAGTTGAAATGACTTCTTCTTGTCGTATTCCTCAATCCTGCGCTCGTTTAGCTTCGCTGCGCTTCTAACTCTATAATTAAATTCAAAGCAGGGCTTTGAGCTATATTAAAAATCTTAGAGCCTTGAAAGCCCTCTGTGAAAGGTATATTTTATATCTTATCACAGAGGGCTTTTTTGTTAATGGAGGTAATTAAATTAATGCCTACATTACATGTAGATATAAAACTAGGTTATTCTGTAGATAACACAAGAACTTTATTAGGTGAATATAGCAGAGGATGCAAAACTAAAGAAGTTATGTATTCTCCAAAAATTATATTTGAACCTAAAGAAGAAAGATACTTTGATACTACAAATAGTAATGCTTTTATATTTTTAAGTGATTACTTTGGTTCTGAAGCTCCATTTGAAGTTTCTGTTATTAAAGCAGATAATTCAGTGCAGGTATTAGGTAATTGCAATATCTTGGCTTTTGAATGTAAAGATGTAATTGCAGTCAAAGTAGTTAATACAAGTGAGAATGAAGTATATCGTGCTCATGTTGTACGATAATAATTATACTAGGATTATTAGTATTATTATATAGAGGTTATTATGATTCAAACAACTCTAGCCTATGTTGGTGATTATTTAGGTAAATATTTCTTCGGTGATATAGATGAAAAACCAACAAGTAGGGTTGTTTATGGTGATAACGAATCCTACTTTAATAAAGTAGGTGAAAATAAAATAAAACTACCAGGATTGATTTATAATTTAACTCAATTAACTTTGCCTCATGGCCCTTCAAAGCCCACACGATTTAGAGGCGATGATAACTCTTCTGGTACTAAAGCTATTGTATATAATTCAAAAAGAGCTATGTTAACTTGTTCAATGTGTATTTATTGTGCTAATGCAATGGAACATTTTGAATATATACAAAAGTATCTTGAACTGCAAAGTAATGCAGTAATACCTGTAACCTATCATGCAACTGATAAAGACTCGTTTGAAATAGAATGTGCTTTATCTCATTTTGAAGATCCTGTCGTTCCTCCTGCTGGTAAGAAAGGCAGCGATTATGATGTTCAAGGTTTAATATATCAAATAGAGTGTGGATTTTCCATACCTACGTTGTTTTTAACAACGAGATTTGATAAAATCATACGTTGCATACGTTATGATAAAATATTTTCTCCTTGGAAAGAAACAGGTTTATTCTATCATATACAAGATAGTTTAAATCTTGATGCTGAAACAAGAGAAATAACTGATACTCAACAATACAAAATTAAAATGGAAAATGGGGAGTTCTGATGGCAAAGTTTTTTGAAATTCCTGCTAGTGTAAAGAATCTTATTGAAATTTCTGCTGTTAGCTTTAAAGCAGCTAATGAGAAATTTACAAAAACTAGAGATGGTAAAGCTGCATTCAAGCAAAAAGAAGAAGCTATTAAACAGTTGAAAGAAAAGCTTGAAGATTATAAAGCTAAGACTAAAGCTAAAATTGCTAAGATAGAAGATGCTTATAAGAAGCAAGTAGAAAATTACATGGCTTCTCTTGAAGAAAAAGAAAGTAAGAAAAATAAGAAGACTGTAAAGAAAGAAACCAAGTCTACTAAAACTACTAAGAAAGTAGAAAAAGAAAAGAAGACGATTAAGCCTTCTAGTAAACCTTCTGCTAGAAAGAATAAAATTGAAAATAAAGAAAAGACTAGAAAAGCTCGTAAACGTCTTAAAGTAGCAGAGGATTAATACTATGGCAGTTGATGCAAAAAAGAGTGTAGATAATAATAGTACAAATAAATTGATAGATAAAGATATTAATAAAACTGAAGTCAAAGAAGTAACTAACAAAGTTATTAAAGAAAAGAAAGGTAAACCGGTTGCTCCAAAAATGGGCATAAGCAATCGTTGTAACTATGATGTTCATGTAGTATTCAAGGATTTCGATATTCTTCTATCTCCTGGAAAACGTACTACAAAAATTTATAACGAGAAAGATTTAGTAAGTGTACAGGGTCTACCCCCTGCTTTAGCTATTGCTAAAGGTATGATTACTATTTTAAGATAGTACACGTATCCTTTTAGGGAGGATTAAATGATAGTAGGTGGAAGAGCAAGAACTACAATTATTGAAATTGATTTAAGTGACAGAGTTCCTGGGTTCCCTGGTGTATATGGTGCTATGGCACTAGATACTAAAAAAGGTTCTTGGGATCCATATATGGTCACTTCTGATTCAGATTTTCTGAAACGCTATACCTTATATGAAAAGGTGCAAGTAGGTGATAGTCTTGGTTTATTTGAAGCTTGTTTCTTCTTGGAAAAGAATAACAAACTTTGGATATGTCGTGCTGAAAATGGCTCAAAGCATGGCGTAGCTTTATTAAATCAAGATAAACCTTTTAATAGCGTAGGTGTTATTTTCAACACTACTCTATTTACTATGAATTTGAAGAGCGTTACCAAAGAGGAAAGAGAAACCGCAGAGGTAATGTACGATGCTCTTTCAACTGGTGAAATATGTGAATTTTCAGTAGATGATGGTGTACAATTACCAGATGGACTTATCAAGGAAAATAAGTACTATTTGATTCCTTATGATAAAGAAACATTTGCTTATAGATTAGCCAGTACATATGATAACGCTCTTGAAGGTAAATACGTAGAATTTACTGGAGACTTTACAGGCAACGTATCTTTATCTTTTGGTAAAGATAAAGTAAATGCTGAATCTCCTGCTGGTGCTAAAGATCCAACACAGTATCAATTAAATACAAGTGATGGTCTTCCTGCTGGTATAAATAGTACTTTTAATGTAGACTTGGATAACGACAGAGTTAACGTCTCTGAACAGTTCTGGAATGCTTGTGTAACTGGAGATGAACTGACTATTATTGGTTCAAGTCTACCTACAGTTGCTACTGGTACTCCTATAGATAGTAATGATACTGTTTATTGTATTCGTACAGAACAAACTGGTGTGAATTTTGATAAGTTCAAAATTCAATTAGCCAGAACTAAAACAGATGCTGGTGCAGGTAGATTTATCAATTTTGCTACTCCTGGTAAACAATTTACCTTGAAGTTTAATGGCAAGGATAATTCTGATGTTATTGATAAAGACCACTTGGATGTTGTAACTGATACTATTACATGTTCTGATGCTTTTTATAAAACTTGTATGACAAATGATGCAGTTAAATTTGTACAAGAAGGTACTTCTGCATTACCAGTGGTAACTGGAGATGTTTTAGACCCTGCTGTTATATATTATATAGTTAAAGGTTTGAATAATAAGATTCAAATTTGTAGAGAAAGAAATGGTGCTACCATTAACTTTACAACTGAATTGAAAGATGACCAATTATTCAAACTTACTTTGGTAGATAAAGCTAAATCCAGTAATTCTAACATGGACTTGTCTAATGATACTCTTCATGTTGGAGAAACTTTCTATGAATACGTTGAAACTGGATATACTTGTAAAGTAAAAAGTGATGGAACATTACCTAATGGTATAAATGATTATACAACTTATTATGTGATAAAACTAGATACTCCTAATCTTGTAATGCTTGCTTCAACTAAAGAAAATGCAGAACTCGGAGTTCCTGTAGATATTACATCTGCTGGTGTCTTAGACACTGAAATGAATGAAGTACATACCATTACAGATACACATAATACTTTATATACTGGCTTCAATGAAGCAGCCATGTTGGTAGCTACTAAGACACCAACAAGTGAAGATATTTATATTACTTTACAACATTATCCTTATGGTACTGAAGATACCTGGAGTGATGTAGATAAAGTAGTAGCTCGTACTTTGGTTGAACCTTATTCATTCAAGTTAGATGTTTACAAGAAATATGAAGATGGTTCAGTAATGCAAGTAGAAAGTTGGCTGATGTCCAGAAAGAAAGATGCTATGGATGGAAGTCAAACTAATATCTACTGTGAAGAAGTAGCTAAACGTAGTAGTTATATTACAGTAGTAGATAATCCTAATGTAGCTGATTCAATTTATCCTTGCAATCAACCTACCATGCTTAAATTAGCAGGTGGTACTGATGGTGATACTGCTACAACAGGCGCAATGATTCAAGCTATAGAAAAACTTGCTAATAGACGTAGATATAATGTAACACTTATAATGGATGCTGGTTATGCAGTTCCTGCTTATCAACAGGCTATTATTGGGTTGTGTGAATCACGTCAGTATACAGCAGGTATTCTTAGTACACCAATTAGTTGTGAACTAAGTGCTAACTATAGAGATGATTTGCTCAACTATAGAAATGTATCTTTGAATAGTGCAACAAGTTATGCTGCGTTGTATTCACCTCATTTAAAGGTGTATGATAAGTATAATAATAGAGAAATCTTTGTATCACCTACAGGACATGTAGGGGCACAAATAAGTGAAACTGGTGCTAATCAGGAAATGTGGTTCCCTGTTGCAGGTAACAGACGTGGTGTATTAAATGTTTTAGGTTTATCAAGAATCTTTGAACCTGCTGATGAAGATGAGTTGTATGAAAACCAAATCAATCCTATTGATTTTAACACCAATAAGGGAATAAGAATTTGGGGTCAGAAAACTCTACTTCGTAGAAATTCTGCTCTTGATAGACTTAATGTAAGATTGTTACTTGTTTATATTGAACCTGCTATTCATGAATTCTTGGATGATTTCTTGTTTGAATTAAACGACAAGATTACAAGAGACTTGATACAGACAGGTTTAACTGGATACATGGAAGGAATTAAAGCCAGACGCGGTGTTTATGATTTCCGTGTAATATGTGATGAAAGTAACAATACTGCTGAAGATATTGATTCTTACGTTTGCAATGTTCATGTTATACTGCAACCTACAAAAGCTATAGAATACATTAATTGTTATATCGTTATAACCAGAACCGGTAGCACAATGTCAATCGAATCTTTGGGCTTGTAATTTTTAATAAAATGTGTTACCATGAATTTTAGTATGAGGACAGAGGAGTAGCTACCTTTGAGGATTTTACTAGGAAATCTTCTAACTCATACTATTTTTTTGTAGTTCAAATGGAGGATAATATATGCCTATATTAAGACCTTCTGTAGCTAATCTTAGAGGATTAGGAAACTGGTCTCAAACTTTTAGATGGTCAGTGCAGTTTGTTAGTTTACCAAGCGGTTTAGATGGTGGAATAATGACCGCTGAAGATATTAACTTTCGTGCTGAATCAATGTCTGTTCCTGAAAAAGAAATAGAAACCACTGAAATTATGATTCGTGGAAATAGAATTAGACAAGAAGGTATAGGTAACTACGTTAGTCCTATTACATTAACTCTTGTCGAAACTATTGAACCTAAAGTTTTAATGTTCTTAAACGCTTGGCAGGAGCTTGCTTGGAGAACCAGAGGTGGTTCTCCAGGTACTACAAGCTACAAAAAGAATATAGAATGTACAATTAGATTGTATCATTTAGACAATGAAGACCAACCTTTCTATTCGTATATTCTATATGGTTGTCAGATAGCTAATGCTACAAAGGGTGAATTGGATGCTCAAAATGCAGACCCATTGAAACCTCAATTAAGCATTGCTTATGACTTCTTTGAAACTAACGCAGATAGATCCTCGTTTAAGGATAGTTATCTTACTACAGAATCAAATATTAAATCTATGACTGTTTAATCCTAAATTAGAATATTTCTACTGACTATAATAATATATTAAAATAATATAGTAGAAAAAACATATATAAATAGATATTAGTTATACTTATTTTAGGAGTATTTCTTTGAACAAAGAAAAACTATTCTATATTGACCAAGTTATAAATAATGAGTTTACTAAAGTAAAAATCCAGTTAAACATTGGTGGAACTGGTGTTGGAGAGATTATATCAAGATTTGCAGGTATATTTGGTATTGGTTCTGGTGGTACTACTAATTCTATTACTGTTGAAGGTTTTTTAATTGATGACACTATACCATTAGATTCAAGTGCAAACTGGGCTGATTTGAACGATGATTCAATCTCTGAATTTATCGGGGGTGGTTCTTTAAAAGATAAACTAGCTCGTGTTGCTGGAGCAGCTACTGGTGTTTCAGGTAGACTAGTTGCATTTACTCAAGGATTCTGGACTGAAACAGAAAAACCTCAGTTTGATATTGGTTTATTATTCTTAAATACAGATACAAATAACGCTCTTTCAAGACCTGAAGCAAAAGCTAGTCTTTTATCAAGTTGTTGTTACCCGAATTTTCTAGGGCCGTTGATGGAATCCCCT